ATTATCTCGAATAAATTCAATATTTCAATGGCATGAAATGAGTAGTGAATTTAAAAATGAATGGGTAAATTATATAGAGTCTGAGTTTGATAGAAGAGAGGAAGGTTTTTGGTTTTACAATAATGGCGTGCCTACATATATAACAGGCACACACTATATGTATTTACAGTGGACTAAAATAGATATAGGAAAGCCAGAGTTTAGAGAAGCCAATAGAATATTTTATATATTTTGGGAGGCGTGTAAAGCAGACAAAAGAAGTTTTGGAATGTGTTACCTTAAAATTAGACGTTCGGGGTTTTCTTTTATGGGGTCTTGTGAAGCTGTTAATACCGCTACAATTAGCAAGGATGCAAGAGTAGGTATATTATCTAAAACAGGATCCGATGCAAAAAAAATGTTTACTGACAAAGTAGTACCCATCTCCAACAACTATCCTTTTTTTTTCAAGCCTATACAGGATGGTATGGATAGACCTAAAACAGAATTGGCTTATAGAGTACCAGCTTCTAAGATAACAAAAAAGAATATGTTTGAAACAGAAGATGAAGAGCTGGAGGGATTAGACACGACTATCGACTGGAAGAATACTGCAGATAACAGTTATGATGGTGAGAAACTAAAATTACTAATCCATGATGAATCAGGTAAATGGCTTAAGCCAGATAACATTATAAATAACTGGAATGTTACTAAAACTTGTTTAAGATTAGGTAGTAAAGTTATAGGGAAATGTATGATGGGCTCCACTTCAAACGCCTTAGATAAGGGGGGTGAAAATTTTAAAAAACTATTCTACAATTCGGATGTAACTAAAAGAAATCAAAACGGTCAAACAAAAAGTGGATTATATAATTTGTTTATACCTATGGAATGGAACTTTGAAGGCTATATAGATAAGTATGGCATGCCAGTATTTAATACACCTGACACGGGAGTAGAGGGTTCGGATGGTGAATTAATATATCAAGGCGCATTAAATTATTGGGAAAATGAAGTTGAATCTTTAAAAAAAGATCCAGATGTATTAAATGAATTTTACAGGCAGTTTCCAAGAACAGACTCTCATGCGTTTAGAGACGAGAGTAAACAATCTTTATTTAATCTAACTAAAATTTACCAGCAAATTGACTACAATGATTCTTTAATTAAAGAGCACTATTTAACAAGAGGTAGATTTAGTTGGAAGGATGGAATAAAAGACACTAAGGTAGTTTGGTCACCTGACAATAGAGGTAGGTTTTTAGTATCATGGATACCAGAAAAGAACTTACAAAACTGCAGGGTAAATCAAAATGGAAAGTATCTTCCAGGTAACGAACACTTAGGTAGCTTTGGTTGTGATTCCTATGATATATCTGGAACAGTTGGCGGTGGAGGATCAAACGGCGCTTTACATGGACTAACTAAATTTAACATGGATAACGCTCCTAGTAATGAGTTTTTTTTAGAATACGTAGCTAGACCTCAAACAGCAGAATTGTTTTTTGAAGATGTTTTAATGGCTTGTGTTTTTTATGGAATGCCTATATTAGTAGAAAATAACAAGCCGAGATTGTTGTATCATTTTAAAAATAGAGGTTATAGAAAATATTGTATGAATCGACCAGATAAAGTATACAATAAACTTTCTAAGTCTGAAAAAGAAATAGGAGGAATACCTAATTCTTCTGAAGAAGTTAAGCAAGCTCATGCAAGCGCGATTGAAAGCTATATAGAAAAACATGTAGGAATGGATATGGATGGTATGTTTAGAGAAAAATTAGACATGGGTTCTATGTATTTTAACAGAACTTTAGAGGATTGGGCGAGGTTTAATATTAATAACCGAACTAAGTTTGATGCAACTATTAGCTCTGGGTTAGCTATTATGGCTAATCAAAAGCACTTATATACACCACAAAAAAAAGAGTCAAAAATAAAGATTAACTTTGCAAGGTATAATAATAAAGGATTATATAGCGAAATACGCAATTAATGGTAGATGTTAAAATTGATATAAACCCAGTTGGGTTTCCGGATTTATTTGTTTCTGATAGTGAAAAAGATACAGTAGAGTATGGATTGCAAATTGGACAGGCAATTCAGTACGAATGGTTTCGTAAAGATAGTAGTACTTGTAGGTTTTATTCTCAATGGAGAGATTACCATAGACTACGACTTTATGCTAGAGGCGAACAGTCAGTTCAGAAATATAAAAATGAATTAGCAATTGATGGAGATCTAAGTTATTTAAACTTAGATTGGACTCCAGTTCCTATCATTCCAAAGTTTGTAGACATTGTTGTAAATGGTATGTCGGACAGATTATTTAAAGTTCAAGCGTATGCTCAAGATGCTTTGTCTGCAGAAAAAAGATCTTCCTTCCAAGACATGATCGAGTCAGATATGGTTGCCAAACCTATACTTTCCCAAATACAAAAAGGCTTTGGAGTAAATCCTTTTGCTACTGATCCTGATGAACTTCCAAACAATGATGAAGAACTGGCGTTATATATGCAATTAAATTACAAGCCAGGGATAGAGATAGCTGAAGAAGAGGCTATAAATACTTTGTTTGAAGAAAATCATTATTCACATATTAGAAGACGCGTTGATTATGATATTACAGTATTAGGTATTGGAATCACTAAGCAGTATTTTTTACCAGGTGAGGGTGTAAAAATAGATTATGTAGATCCTGCAAATGTAGTGTACAGTTATACTGAGGATCCTTATTTTAAAGATTGTTTTTATTGGGGTGAAATAAAAACTGTTCCAATGACTGAGCTTCCTAAAATAGACCCTACATTAACAAATGAAGATTTAGAGGAGATAGCAAAATACAGTCAAGCTTGGTACGATTATTATAATGTAGCTCAGTTTTATGAAAACAGTGTGTTTTATAGAGACACAGCAACCCTGTTGTACTTTAATTATAAAACAACAAATTCAATAGTATACAAAAAGAAAAAATTAGACGGTGGAGGCGCTAGGGTTATTGAGAAAAACGATGAGTTTAACCCTCCAGAAGAGATGATGGAAGAAGGCAACTTTGAAAAAGTTGAAAAGAAAATTGATGTTTGGTATGAGGGTGTTATGGTAATGGGTACAAACATAGTGTTGCAGTGGAAAAAAATGGAAAACATGGTTAGGCCTCAATCGGCTTCTCAACATGCTATGCCTAATTACATCGCATGTGCTCCAAGAATGTATAAGGGAATTATAGAGTCTTTAGTAAGACGTATGATTACGTTTGCTGATTTGATACAAATGACTCACTTAAAATTACAACAGGTAATTGCCAGGACTGTGCCAGATGGTGTGTTTATCGATGCAGATGGGTTGAATGAAGTTGATTTAGGAACAGGGAATGCTTATAATCCACAAGACGCATTAAGATTATATTTCCAAACAGGTTCTGTAATAGGAAGAAGTTATACTCAAGATGGTGAGTTTAATAATGCTAGAGTGCCAATACAGCAATTAACAGCTAGTAGTGGTCAAGGAAAAATAAATAGTTTGGTTGGTACGTACAATCATTACATGGATATGTTAAGAAGCGTTACTGGATTGAATGAAGCGAGAGACGGAACAAAGCCAGATCCTTATGCGTTAGTAGGTGTTCAAAAATTAGCAGCATTAAATTCAAATACTGCAACTAGACATATTTTACAAGGTAGTTTATATATCACACAAACAATAGCTGAAGCCCTATCTATTAGAGTAGCTGATATTTTACAATATGCAGAATTCAAGGAAGAGTTTAAAATGCAGATAGGTAAATATAATGTAGGAATCCTGGAGGAGATAAATGATTTATATATATATGACTTTGGTATATTTATAGAAGTTGCTCCTGATGAAGAAGAGAAAGCTCAATTAGAGCAAAACATTCAGATGGCATTATCTAAAAACGATATTAACTTAGAAGATGCAATAGATATAAGAGAGCTTAAAAACATAAAGTTAGCTAATCAATTACTAAAAGTAAAAAGACAAAAGAAACAAGAAAAAGATCAGCAATTTGCCATGACTCAAAAACAAATGGATGCGCAGACAAAAATGCAGGTTCAACAAATGCAGGCCGAACAAGAAATGAGAAAGATACAAATGGAAGGTCAAATGCAAATGCAAGCTAAACAGGCTGAAGTGGCTTTTGATATAGAGAAGTTGAAAAACGAAGCAATGTTAAAACGTGAGTTGATGCAAGTAGAGTTTGATTTCAATATGCAGTTAAAGGGCAGAGAAGAGCAGGCTATAGATAAAAGAGAACAAGAAAGGGAGAAAGCCAAAAACAAACGAATTAGTCAAGCTAACACTGAGCAATCACAATTAATTCAGCAAAGAAAAAACAATCTACCACCGATTAGCTTTGAATCAAATGAAGATACACTTGATGGATTTGACTTAGCAGAATTCGAGCCTAGATAATGTTTGATAATTTTAATATTGAGAAATACAAGCAAATTAGTTTCCCTAAAAACAACTCTTTAAGAACATTGGGTGAAATAAAAAAATTAAAACTAATGCCATTAAATAAAGTTTTGCCGCCTAAATATGACGATATAGGTAATGTATTTCAAAATATTTTTTCACACCGAGCAGAATCTTTTCCATACAGGGTGGTACAAAAATTGATAGAAGAATCCGAGCCTGTAATTAAAAAAATAAAAAACTATCATAATAGACCAAGGCCTAATGTAAATGCAAAAAAATTTAAAATTGATTTAGATTATTTAAAAATGAAAAGCGCACAAACGCCGTCATTTCCATCAGGTCACTCAGCGCAATCAAAATTAGTGGCATTGGCATTAACAGATATTTACCCTCATTTAAAGAGAGAATTTGATAAAGCCGCTGAAAATATATCTAATAGCAGAATAGTTGCAAGAGTGCATTATGAATCGGATAAAACAGTGGGGGAAAAACTAGGAATAGATCTTTATAATCATATAAAGCATCTTAAATATATTTAGAATTATTGTTTAACTTTGTAAAAATTAAATCAAATGGAAATAAAAGTAAGAGATTTAGGTGAAATAGAATCTAAATCGACACAAGAAATCGAAAAACAACTATTGGAAAAACACGAAGCTCAACAAGAGTCGATGGATAATCCAAAGCCACAAGACGAGGTTCAACGAGTAAACCTCCAAGAGACTCCAAAGGAAACTCCCAAGGAAGAAAAAGTGGTTGAAGAAAAAATTGAAGAACCTGTTGTAGAAGCACCTAGTGAGCCTACACCAGAGATGTCTGAAAATGACGTTCTTTCATATATTGCAAACAAGTATGGCGAAGAAGTAAGTTCGCTAGACGACTTCATTGTAAAGCGAAGTTCATCTGAAGAATTACCGGAGGATGTAAAAGCTTACTTTGATTATAAAAAAGAAACAGGAAGAGGAATAGATGATTTTGTTAGATTACAACAAGATTATGATTCAATGAATCCTGATTCTTTGATTGCTAATTATTATTCTGCAACAGAAGAAGGATTAGATTCAGAGGATATTAAATATCTAATGGATGATAAATTTGGATTTGATGAAGAATTAGATGATGAAAAAGAAAAAAAGAAAAAACAATTAGCAAAAAAAAGAGAGCTATCTAAAGCTAAGAAATATTTTAAAGAGCAAAAAGAAAAATACAAACTACCTCTTGAGTCAAGAGAAGTTGTTTCTGAAAGCAATAAAAAGGAAGTCGAAGCTTATAGAAAGTACATAGAGGAAAATGCTGCGTATGAAAAAGATGCAGCGCAGAAGCTACAGTGGTTCAAAGAAGAAACTAATAAAGTCTTTAATAAAGATTTCAAAGGTTTTGAGTTTGTTATTAACGAAAAGAAAATTTCTTATTTACCTGGGTCTGTAGAGGAGGTTAAAAATAGTCAATCAAGTATCGAAAATTTTATTGGAAGATATGTTGACGATAAAGGATTGGTTAAAAACACCTCACAGTATCATAGGGCTTTATCTATGGCAATGAATCCGGACAAGTACGCCAAGTTCTTTTACGAGCAAGGCAAGGCGGATGCAGTAGACAGTATATCTAAAAAAACAAAAAATATAAATATGGATGTAAGGTCTGCTCCACAAGTCACATCAAAATCTGGATTTAAAGTAAGATCATTAAATCAAGACTCAGGTCGAGGTTTGAAGATCAGGAGTATAAAAAAAAGTAATTAATAACAATTTAAAAATTAAAAATTATGGCTGGTTCAGTTAAAGCTACTCCTACTTTTGCATTACAACCTAGTGCAGAAAGAGTAGCCGTACAATCAAACTATATAACTAACTTTAACTTCTTAAATCAGTATCTACCGGATACTTATGAAAAGGAGTTTGAGAGATACGGGAATAGAACAGTAGCATCATTCTTAAGAATGGTAGGCGCTGAAATGCCTTCTAACTCTGACCTTATCAAATGGGCGGAGCAAGGAAGATTACACACTAAATACACTAACGTTACTTCAGGTGCGGCAGCAGCTCAAGACGTAGCTACATTAACAGTTAATGACGCACTTGTACCAGGTACAGGCGGAATTGCTATTAGAGTAGGTCAAACATTTATGTTATCTGACAGTTCAATTGGTTCTACTAACAGTAACAAAGGTATCGTTACTGCAGTAAACTATGGTGCAGGTACTATTGATGTTGCATACTATGAAGCAGGTGGTCAGACAATGGCTGCAGGTGTACAGTGTTCATTATTTATCTATGGTTCTGAATTCCAAAAAGGTTCAGTTGCTATGGCTAATTCATTAGAGGCTGATGACGTGATCTTCAGCAATAGCCCAATTATCATTAAAGATCTTTACGAAGTATCTGGTTCTGATATGGCGCAAATCGGATGGATTGAAGTAACTACTGAAAATGGAGCTACAGGATACCTATGGTATTTAAAATCAGAGCATGAAACAAGACTAAGATTTGAAGATTACCTAGAGACAGCAATGGTGGAAGCAGTTCCAGCAGAAGCAGGTTCTGGTGTGGCAGCTATCGCGGCTGGTGTAGCATCAGGTACAGGTAATAAAGGATCTGAAGGATTATTTTATGTATTAGGTCAAAGAGGAAATGTATGGGGCGGTGGAATTCCAGCGGCTTTAGCAGACTTTGACGCTGTTATTCAGAGATTAGATAAGCAAGGTGCTATCGAAGAAAATGTATTATTCGTGAACAGAGAGTTTTCTTTTGACATTGATGATATGTTAGCTGCACAGAATTCATACGGTGCAGGTGGTAGTTCTTACGGATTATTTGATAATGACGAAGAAATGGCATTGAATTTAGGATTCTCTGGGTTCAGAAGAGGTTATGACTTCTACAAAACAGATTGGAAATATCTTAACGATCCTACTATGAGAGGAGATATTGTTGGAGGAAAAATCAACGGTGTACTTGTACCTGCTGGTTCTACTTCAGTATATGATCAAATCTTAGGTAAGAACGCTAAGAGACCATTCTTACACGTAAGATATAGAGCTTCTGAAACTGAAGATAGAAGATACAAAACATGGATTACTGGTTCTGCTGGTGGCGCTGCTACTTCGGGAACTGACGTAATGCAGGTTAACTTCTTATCAGAAAGAGCGCTTTGTACTTTAGGTGCAAACAACTTCTTCTTATTCCAAAATGCATAATAAGTAGTTTAATAATATCAGGGGGTGATTTTCACCCCCTAGATATTTTACATAAATTTTAAATTAAATCAAATGAAAAAAATAAAAAAAGTATACGAAGATAAAGTATACAGACTTAGAAGGGATGCAGCACCTCTTTCTTACATGCTGTCAACTAAACACACTAAAAGAAAAGCATTATTATATTTTGACGAAGAGACGGGAGTCAATAGAGCTTTGCGTTATGCTAGAAATCAAAAATCAGTTTTTGAAGATGAGCAAGATGGTAACGCTATATTAGAGCCTATAATTTTTGAAGAAGGAATGCTTAGAGTCGCAAGACAAAACCAAATACTACAAGAGTTTCTTTCATTACACCCAGGTAATGGTAATATTTTTTATGAAGTAAATAACGAAAAAGACGCAAATGCTGACATGGAAGCTATGAACTTTGAATTAGAAGCTCAGGTCGCTGCACGCGATTTAAGCCTATCTAAGCTCGAAAGTATCTCTAGGGTTATATTAGGGGTAAGAGCGGATAAAATGACAACAGCGGAGCTTAAAAGAGATATTATGATATTTGCTAGAAGAGATCCTCAAGAATTTTTAGATCTTATAAATGATCCTATGGTTGAACTACAGGATGAAGTGGTTAGATTTTTTAGTGCCACTTTGCTTCAAATGAGAAATAAAAATAGAGATGTGTATTTTAATTTAAAGAAAAATAAAACTAAAATGCTTACTGTTCCTCATGGGGAAGAGCCATCTTATATTGTAGCGTCATATTTTCAAACAGATGAAGGAGTAGAATCTTACAAGCTGTTAAAGAAAATGTTAGACAAATAAAGGAGTATATCCTCGAATAAATCAAATCGTCTTTTTTTTATGTATCTTTGTATAAACACGTGATACGATGATAAACGAAGTACGAAATGCAGTCATGGCTGTAATAAATAAAAATAACTACGGATATATTTCTCCCAGTGATTTTAATTTATTTGCAGAGCAAGCTCAACTTGATATATTCGAGGATTATTTCTATTTATATAACAATCAACTAAATGCTGAGGTGATGCGTAAATCCGGAACTGGATATGCGAATATTACTAAAAGTATTATTGAGGTTATAGATAGTTTTTCTGTCAACACATTTTTAACTCAAGCTAACGCCAACACTTACACATTACCTAGTGATTATTATTTAGTAGATAAAATATTTTACTACTCAAACGTAATAACGTCAGGAGTTTCAGACACTCCCGGATCTACATTTGTGCTTACAGATAACGATCAAACTTTTGCAAGCACAGTTCAAGTTGGAAACCTAGTCGTTAACACAACAGACAGCACACAGGCTTTTGTGACAGCAGTTGGTAGCAATAAAGAACTTGCTATAAGTGAAAATATTTTTAGCGTTGCAGGAAAAAATTATGTTATTTACTCAAATACTCACATAAGGGAAGTAGAAAGAGTTACGCAAAATAAAATATTTTATCTAACCAATTCTAATATTGCTGCTCCTACTACTATGTTCCCAGCATATGTATTAGATAGTGCAACTGGAACGGCATTAGGGAATACAGTTACCGTTTACCCTACGACTATCACTGGAGCAGCGGATATACATGCGCAATATGTCAGGTATCCTCTAGCGCCTAAATGGACGTTTACTACTTTATCAGGTGGTGAACCGGTGTTTAATGCATCTGCAGCAGACTACCAGGATTTTGAGTTACCCACTTCTGACATGAATGGTTTAGTAAATAAAATATTACAATACGCAGGCGTATCAATAAGAGAGGCAGATGTTGCTAAGTTTGGGCAATCATTAGAGTCAGAAGATAGATTAACAGAAACCACACAATAAGATTATGGCATACTTAACAGGTTATCAATATTATGAAAATTCAGGAACCGCTCCCACTAATCAAAACTGGGGAAGCTATCAATATGTTTCATTGGAAGATGTTGTAAATAACTTTATGCTTATATACAATGACAATCTTCAGCTTATTAATAATGTCACGAGGTATCAGGTTTTGTTTTTTGCAAAACGAGCAATTCAAGAATTGAATTACGATGCATTCAAAGAAGTAAAGGTTTTAGAGCTAGACGTTAGCGATCAATTACGTTTTGTTTTACCACCAGATTTTGTAAACTACGTAAGAATATCAATGTTTAAAGATGGAATGCTTTACCCATTGAGTGAGAACATACAAATTAATTCAGCCACAAGTTATCTGCAGGATAACAATTGCGATATTTTATTTGATGTAAATGGAAATATCTTGCAAGCTGAGTTTTCTACAGTAGATAGAGAAAGAATTGCTGGTACAAAAAAATCAATCTACTTAGGTCATGGCCCTTACAATGGAAGAGAGGGGTTCTGTGTAGATGGATGTTGGTATTTTAACTACAGAATTGGAGCTAGATTTGGATTGAATACTGAAACAGCAAACATAAATCCAACATATAGAATAGATAAAAAAGCAGGTGTAATTAACTTTAGTTCAGGTATGGCTAATCAATTATGTGTATTAGAATATGTATCTGATGGAATGGAGAACGGAGACGATAGTGCCGTGAGCGTTAACAAATTATTTGAAGACTACATATATGCATACATAAAATACGCTATATTAAATTCAAAGCTAGGAGTACAAGAGTATATAGTTAATAGAGTGAGAAAAGATAAATCAGCTCTTCTAAGAAATGCAAAAATTCGCCTAAGCGACATACATCCAGGTAGGCTTTTAATGAATCTTAGAGGTCAAGCAAAGTGGATTAAATGACGGTAATACAAACTAATTTTATTAAAGGCCGAATGAATAAGTCGGTCGATGAAAGATTACTCCCACCGGGAGAATATGTAGATGCTCAAAATGTAAGACTTGGGTCTACAGAAGACACGGAGATAGGTTCTGTAGAAAATTCCAAAGGAAACTCTATATTGGCTACTCTCTCCTATAATGGAGTGGACTTAGATCCTCTAGTTACGGATACAAAATGCATTGGAACCTTGGAGGATGGAGTAAACAACACGATTTACTGGTTTGTTCAATCGACAGACAAAACGCTAACTATATTGCCAACAGGAAAAGCTGACATGATTGTGTCATACAATGTAATAAACAATAACTTAATATACCACGTAATATCTACAAGTGTTTTAAATTTTAATACTTCGTATTTGATTAACGCAGTAAATAAAATCGACAATCTTCTGTTTTTTACAGATAATATAAACCCTCCTAGGTGTATTAATGTAGAAAGAACTTATTTGCCGCCAACCGCTTTAAATGTAGATCAAATTACAGCAGCAGAATTAAATGTTATAAAAGCGCCACCAATGAGCGCTCCTACTGTAAATCTTTTACAGTCAGGTCAAGAAGAAAATTTTCTTAAAAAAAACATAATTAGCTTTGCTTACAGGTATCAATACTTAGATAACGAATACTCCGCAATATCTCAATTTAGCGACATTGCTTTTGTGCCTGACTTTTTTAGTTTAAATACCAGTGATTTGTCTAATTCAGGAATGGAGAATGTATACAATACCGCAGAGATTTCATTCAACACTGGAAGTAAATTAGTCAAAGAAATTGATTTGCTATTTAAATATGCAAACCAACCAGGTGTATATGTTATTGAAAAATTTAACAAAGGTATTTTAGGATGGTCTAATAATATAACTAGAACACAAAGTTTTAGACACAACCAAATATATACTGCATTAGCCGACAACCAACTAACAAGACTATTTGACAATGTTCCTAGAACAGCTAAGTCACAAACGATTATGGCTAATAGATTGATGTACGGTAATTATGTTGATGGATACAATGTAAATAGCCAGTTGAATTATACCGTTGCATTAAACAGAGAATTAATTAATCTAAATGAATTTACAGGTGTATTGTCAAATGGCGCATACACTATAGACATCAGCAAAACAATAACTAATTCTGTTGTCACATTTGATTATACAGATATTGATAGTCCAGATTCATTAAAAAAAGATTCACAAATCGGTTTTCAATTTAATTTTAGATCAGCTGATTTTGATGCACCGGGCGGAGGGGCTCCCCCAGGCACACCGAATCAGGCTTTAACTGAAATCGCTTTTACAATTACCCTTAATCAAGACTACAATAGTATTTATGATTTCTTTAATGGAACTTTTGTGGCTCAGCAAGTGAGCTCAGGGGTTGCAGGCCCATTTATGACTAACAATCCTTGTGATGAAACTACCTTTACAGATATTTTAAATTGCGCTATTGCAG